CGGAGCACCATGTTATTAGCGTTCCAGTCGGTAGCCATCACAGCGGCTATCGCATTCTTCATTCCTGTACTAAGTTTGAAATCACCCATAGTATCCTCTTAGAGTAAGGCGGCGATAATTTCACCGACCGCAAAGGTTGTGACTGCGTTATTAGTGACTGAGGTCGGCACTGGCTTAGCTGCCATAAACAAAGTATTACCCGCGGTCAATGCATCCTTGATACAGACATGAGTGATCGTGTATGGCGTAATACTTGCAGCGGCTGTCCACGAACACTGTGCTGAATTGAGCATCTGTTTAGCTGCAGCGGTACCCATTGTTAAAGCTTTACGGACGTAGTTAGCGTCTAGGCCAGTTGTTACTTCATTAGCAGAACCGTCCGTGCCAGGATCACCCGTATGCAGAGATACATACCACGTCGTAGGTCTAGTCGCAGCAGCCGTGCTGAATAACCAGGTAAGTACCAGGTTTGCTGAGAATGTAGAAAATGCTGACATAGGTCCCCCTTATACCGAGACTAACGCAAATCCAACTGGGACTCGCAAAGATTCACCTGCTGATATGACCTTAGGACTCGGGAACAACACGGCCGAGATGAGCAGGCCTGCGTTATTTCCCCGAGTTACATTAGTCGTGATAAAGGCGCCGCGAACAGTCGACGCTCCTACAAAGTCAAACTCATTCTCGTTGGCGTCATCAAGTGTTGACAGCGTGCCTGAGTTGACCGCAGGAAACGTAATCAACTTACGCGCACCACCGGTAACAGTATACGCGGTATTCTCCGTGCAGTCTGCCATCAGCGTCTCCATAGTATCTGTAGACAACGGAAGCCTATTGGCGTCAAATAAACTGACGTACCATGAGGTATACGCGCTACCGCCTTTAAACGCCGTGTTAAGCAAGTAGTCGATGCCTACTATAGGCATTATGTTGTGGACTTGCTCTACGGAGATTAGCTTTCCGTCTACGCCGATATGTTTCAGCGTGTAGGTGAATCCAACTTCGTACTGTTCCATTTAAGCTCCTCGCCGTATAATCTCGGCATCAATCCAACTAGTTGCGGCCATCCTTGAAGTGGTCGGCTGATTAAGACTTACAATATACTGACGAAGTCCGTTTGACTCTTGTATTAAAGTAGCACCAGACACGGCTGATTCTACCGCTACGTGTTTTTCTTGGAGATTCTCGCACGAACCATCTGGCGATCCCACTATCATCCCTCGCTGGGACTGCCAAGATACTTGTGGTGAATTTGGAATCGGCGCGCCTGTTTTAAATACCCCACCATAGTTAAACTTCAACACTGGGTTAAAGCCGTTCTCCGGGGTACCGCCGTAAAAATACGTGGTATCTCCGTAAGCTATAAAGATACCCGCTGTTACCGGCTCCAGGATATCTACAGGCTTAGTCAGCATGATATAGTTATCTGCGGGTCTAAACCGGTCATACTCGTATGGGTCAGAATACCATATAGTTCCTACACTGTCTGCTACATACGCACGACCATTATAGAACCGAATAACTCGACCAGGAGGCGGTTGTGTAACCTCGAGAGACGCGCAGATTATACCCGCGTCATACCTACCTGACAGTATCGTATATGAATACGTTCCTGGACTAATATCAGCTACGCGATATAAAAGTTCACCGTTAGCCGTGCTTAAGTAAATCCTTAGAACGCTAATCTGTGGGTCAGACTTATTTGGTAAATTGGTAAATACAAATCCTGAATTAGAGGGCACGTCTATTGATATAACATCAGATGCTCCGGACTCTACTCCGTCATGGTCTACCCATACACATGCGGCGAGATAAGTTCCAGCACCGTAAGTACCAGATACTGAGTATACTGATAACTCAGCTGGCGGAGTCAGGCCCCAATTATAACAGGTACTACTTGTGACTTTTTTATTTACTAAACCATCGCTAAAGTATAAAGTACCGTTAAAATAATTATATGTAAGATCTGAACCCAAGATTCCTTCACAGATCACCTCTGAAGTATTATTAGGCAAAAGTCGTCGTAATTGTCCGTTCTCTACAAAAAATCTACCAAGCTCACACCGGTACCCATTAGATAAACCCATTCCTGAATATACCTTAGTTAATCCGCCTCGGCGATGAAACTTGCCTAGATTATCAAAGACACCATTCACAGAGTTTCTAGCTGTACCCACAGGTAACGCATGACTAGGTTGTCTATTATTCATTCCATGAGGAAAAGGTCCTAGAACTCGTGTTTGATCTTCTAATGAGAATTTAGGCATATTAAATCCAGGTTGGCCGATTCTGTGTAGGCATCTGAGTTAACTGCTGACGCTGAACATTCGCAGTTTGGGATTCACCAAAAGACTGGTCAAAACGCCTTGAATACATATTTGCCATATCAGCATTAAAAGTATCCGCGTCCTGCTTTGAGTATGCTAAAAAGAATACCCAGTCCATTAACTTTAAATGATACTTAGCAGGAATCTCGGGTCCTGTAGAAGCCATCGTAATTGGAAGCCTTACGACGTCCATAATCATATTCTCTGCGGCTTCTGGTATTGGTACTGCTCGAAGCGTTTGACCAGTAAGAATATACCGAGTTGGCGATCCCGTTGCTATTTCCCATCCCGGCCATTCATCGTCCAGCGCTTCTTTAGTTTTCCTGCTAAGAATAACCTCGCCAATCTTAATTCGTTTAATCTCAAGAACAAGTGGACTCACCGTATACTCAGAAGTCTCTGGTACTGTAGTAATCATACCATATGTACCACCAGTAACCTGCAAGAGATTAGCCCTCGTAGCGGCTTCGATCTCAGCAGCATTCAGGTACATAGTAACTTCAGCGTCAGACCATAGGTACGGAAGCGCGGTGTCTGACGTCGTACTTCTAAATGCCGATATAAGTTCAGCTAGTGTCATTTGGTCCTCTTTGAGGTTAGGGGCTTAATAAACTGGTTAAACAAGTTAACCAGTCTATAAAACTCTAACGTCAGCAATAAAGATTAAGCTGCGTCAGTTACACCGATAATCGAGATATCCAGCTGAGCAGCCGCATCTTGCGCAGCGCCAGCTATAGTCACGGTAAGGTACGCATCTTTCGGGAGCGTAACTGGTCTTACTGCGACATTAGTCTGCCGAAGAACTGCGGCAGCGGCCAAAGTAGTAGCGGCGCAGAAATAATCATCATCTTCAGGTACTGCAGATGAATCTACGCCATCAACATACAAGAAACCGACTTTACCGGTAGTACCAGTCTTAAATGCGGTGCTGACTTTATTGACATAGTCAATACCGATCTTGGTGCCCTTAGGGATAATTCCCAAGCGTAGTACATCGTTGATTGCTACTGCGGTAGCTTGATCTGAGTCTACCCATACACCTGAGGCATTAGTAGCCAAGGAGTATGTAAGAACTGACAAGTTCCCGTAGGGTTTTCCACCGAGCACTTTCGCATGCGAGAGTGCTATATTTTTCTTTGTTACATTAGCCATGTGATTGTAGTCTCCTTAATTAATGACGTAGCATGAAGCTACATCATTAATAGTAGATATTAGATAGAAGCGGGCATGTATGCGTCAAAAGCGATGGTGCTGAAGTCTTTTGAGTTATACTGAGCCTTCTTAACGCCGAAGATCGTTCCTGCAGTAATAGCCAAAGCATTTCCACGGTCATCAGTCTCTTCATTCCAGTTGTAGCGCTGAGCGCTTCCGCCCTGACCATAAGCGATCAGACCGGCCTGAGCACCCATAAACAGCGCGCGGGCAGCGGCGACATTAGCGCCAGAACCATAGTCGCTGAAGGTTACCACGTTACGATGCTTATGCAGAACGACATCAGCGTACTCACCGAGAGCATTGGTATAGATCATAGACTTGGCGCCTTCACTGGAATCCGTGGCTTTATGAATAGTCATCCAATCATTGGTAGAAGTACCAGTACGAAGCTGATATGCTTGGATGGTGTGCATAAGCAGGACGAACTTCTTCTGACCATTGACGTTGAAGGGCTGAATCATCGGATCTGTCAGCTCAGCACGAGCAACCAAGCGCTCAACGTCCATCAGAGTGATGGGCATAGAGGTCGTAATACCAGTCTTGGCGGTAGCGGTGCTAGCGTACATTACATGGGCTGTATCAGGAGCCTGCAGAGCGTTACTCGCGCGGCCCGTCCAGGATGTAGGCTGATGATAAGAGGTTCCTACACCGCGAGCCCCGGCCAGATAGAACATAATCTCTTCGTCTAGCTCTTCAGCCCACCAGGTAGACAAAGCATCCCGACCCTCTTTACGAAGGTTATAAGGAACGCGCTGCTCGGACATCTTACCCTTGGACTTGGTACCCTTTCTCAATTGGTCAATGAACAGAGCGTCATTGAAGAAGATGAGTGCTTCCTCACCAGTCGCATGACCTTCGATGATTCCGTCACCCTCAACACCAGGTTTGGAAAGCTTCATGCGCAGACCAACGGTGACCTTATCGCCAGCACCCTTATTGAGCTCGTCTTTGAGGGTTAACAGGGAATCATGACCCGTACCGATAAACGGGGCAAAATACTGTTTCTTAGCAGCTTCTACTGCCAGAGAGGTGGACCACCGTTGTACTGCCAACGGATCATTTAACGCAAATTCTGTAAGATCGGCCATTTATAACTCCTTATTCGCCGGCCAAGTATAACTCTTGTTCTTTTGCATTCAGTCGTGCAAATTCAGCTTCGGAAAGCTCTTTACCCTTAAACTCTGGGCGATTTTCATTGCTAACTGGTACGTCAGACAAGGACCTAAATGGCTGGCCTGTTTTTATTTTTGCAAGAAACTCGGCTTCAACAATCGCGCGAGTCTCGGCTTTAATTTTCTCAACATCAACGACTTGTGTAGCACTTACTTTCGTCTTGGCGTTAGCCAGAAGACGTATTACTTGTGCGGCTTGTTCTCCGAGCAGTAGTGGCTCAGTTTCACCAGGGAGTATGATCTGCGTGGCCGGATTCGTCAGATAAAACATATCATCCGTGAATCCTAGGTCTACTGCAAATTCCCTAAACTCTGTACCGGCTGGAGACTCCGGATCAAAAATCCCCGGAACAATCTGCTCCATTTCTGAATTAGTTTTCTCAAATACCGTGTCCAAGTACTCTTGCGCTGCAGCGGCCTGTTGGGTCTCTTCAGCAGATTTTCTCTTGAACTCCTGGTATTTATTCAACTGCTTCATGTACAGCAAAGCTTCTGCGGGTGAATCTGTTGCTAGCTCTTGGAATTCAGCGTCACTCAGCTCTGAAAAATCGTCAAACTCACTTGGTTCAGGTGTTTCTGTTACTACTGGAGTGACCGGACGATTCTCTAACTGCGCTTTAATCTCAGCAAGTTGCTCCTTAAGATACTTGTTTTCACCACGAACCTCATGTATAGCCGCTATCGGAACGAATCCTTTAGGAGGCTTTACAGGCTCTTCTTTCGGTGTTTCCTCTTTCGGTGTTTCCTCTTTCGGTGTTTCCTCTTTGACGACTTCCTTCAGAGGAGTATCTTTTGGTTTTTCCTCAACAGGTTTTGTTTCTTCAGCTAACGACTCAGGGGGCGCCGATTTTTCCTCTGCTGCTTCCGGTGTAAAACCCATTAATTCTGCTTCTGAGACTTCTGTCAAGCCCTGTAACTCAACTACTGCGGAATTTGACATTGGTGCAGATGCTTCTGTGGACTCTGATCCTTCTACTGCTCGTGTTACTTCAGCCATACTGTTCTCCTTTAACGTCTCTTTAGTGGACGAGGTACTACAAGTTTTACACCTCTAGGGTGAAATTAAATCCCAGCGCCTGGAGCCGATGGGAATATGCGGTCAAAATTATCTCTAAATTTCTTGTCACCTTGAACTGCGTACTGATGAGGCTGATTCCAGCGAAAGTCACGTCCATTTTGAAGAGGCCTCTGTGATTTAAACTCTTTCTCTACTCGTTTTTCAAATGCTGCTTCTTCTTGTCTAGTCATTTAGCTTTCTCCGTTTTTTCAGTTTGTGCTTTCAAAATCTCTTGCCCGAGCTCGGCACCAGCTTTCCAATCCTCACGCTCAGCCGCACGGGTTTCAGCAACGGCGCTAGCCTTCATTTTTTCAATCTTAGCAACACTCTCTGCTATAGCAGTCTCGCGTTCACGTCGCTGTAGGTCAGACTCTTCAGCCTGGGCTTGTTCCTTCTGCATTTTCATCTGTGCAGCTTGTGCTTCACGCTCCGTAGATGAAAGATTCTCGTCCATAGGCTCCATGCCAGTAGCTGCACGAATCTGCTTAAGCAAGGCGTCTTTATTCGGGATATCAGATATCTCAAATGCCATGTTAAGCAGAGGACCGATTGCCTCAGGCGGTGCTTTATTAATGGCACCAAACAACAGTTCCATATTCTTTTCACGCATAACGTCTGTAATAGGCACGTTTGCAATGACTATATCGAATGTTGCTTCAGTTATATTGTTTCGAACTTCTATAGCCCCCGTTTCTGGGTTATAAAGCTTTTGATTTATTTCAACAAACTTCTCTGCACCCGACATACGATCAGTCACGCGGAGTACTTTCGGGCCTGTCCATTCTTTTTGAACCATAGCCAGGGTAAGTTCACCAAGCCGCCGTTGTGAGTACTTAGCATTCTCGATCAAAGAGGCGGTGACTGTAGCTGCGAGTTCCTGCTTTTTATCGATCGCGATGCCAGATTGCAGTCTAGAATCCCTGGATAGGGCCTCGTCATTAGCGCCGACTATTTCCTGGATCTCGCGTTCTGACTGATTCATTAAGTCAATTTGCGGAGCGGCTAAAGTAGCCATCTCCTGGATCTGGAAAGCGCTCATCTTGCCCTTCTTGAGAACGATGAGGCCATCTTGCCGGTTTGATTCGTCGTAAAGCTTGTTGATATCCTTCGCGGCGTCTTCCTCAACTATGACCCGACGATTGCTTATGAGAGACAACGCCATAGATCGACGTTTATTAACTTCCATAAGCTGCTCTTTAACTTGTCTCGGAACACCAAAGGGACAGTTAAAGCGGTCAAGGTATCCTACAAATGGCGCGAAGGGGTATAAGTCATGTGCGTAAGGTGAAGCCACGTCTTGCAGGAGTAAGTCACTGACAAACGTGGCGACACGCATCTTCTTGACATTGGCTGTTATAAGCTCTTTCGAGTACTGAACAACCTGAATTTGGTCTTGCGGGTTAGGCAGTGTATCAAGGTCGATAACTCTAGAGTCCGGCATTATAGCAAACCAGCCCTTAGTTATCTGTGTATACCACATCTCTATTGGACGAATACGCTTCCGATCGCTGTTAACCCAATGATTCGAGGAAAGATATCTGTGGTAATCCTCAATAGCAGTTCCTTGGTCGTAGATGTCAGGGACGTAATATGTATTACTCAACTGGCTGAACTTATCCAGAAGGTCCTTTGTCTTCTCTGGGAAGATAAGGCATGTATCCTCGAGGTTTTTCCAACCAGCTGTAAAAAAGTACCGACACTCGTCCTTGTTTATCCAGGGTGTAGCAAATGGGTCCCACCACGCAGAATACCAGGGTGTAGCCTTCCACTGCACAGGCTCGCATCGCGGGTCACTGTTTTTACCGACCTGAATACAGCCATAGCCTGCAGTAATCTCGTCGCCAAAGGCCGATGATACTAACTCCGCACCCTTGTTTTGATCTTTAACATATGCCAGAGCCTCACTCATAACCTGGCCGAGCTCATTGTCGTCTTTAGAACGGCCTTTGGCGACGATATCCTGTTGATTACGTAAAAAGTGTCCCTGAATAAGATTAAGTATCGGAAAGATTCTGTTTATGGTAAGAGGATTAATACCCTTATCTTTGAGTCTGTTGAATGCAGCTTGAGTCCAGTGTTTACCATCTCGGAACTCGAAATCTTCCCAACTCTGGGAGCGCCAGTCTGAATGTGCGGACTGCGCCTCACCAACCCAAGATAAGAAGGTCTGTATACTTGGCTTATTATTTATCAAGTTGACCATCTAGTTCTCGTTTATTCTACAAGGTCTAGGGTTCTCGTCGAACCGTACAGCCTTGATTGTTTTCTCACTTAATAGCATAGCTTTCATCACCCTGTGTCGACCGTCCATTATCTCTCCGTCTTCATCGAGAATTATAGGAGCGCTTAAGTCTGCAGCCTGTACTGTACGCATATGCATAACCATTTCACGCAGCGTAAGCTTTTCATACTTATGCCACACATATAAATGATTAAGTGGAACCTCCATAACAGGCAAGTCCTTTGCTAACTGAATAAGCCGAGCTACAGACCACTCGTACCGTCCAATTGTAGATACCTGCGTATCGGTTGAGGGAAACTCAGGAATCTTCACCACTCCACCTCGGGTAAGTCAATTGTCTGTCCAGCAAGTGGATGGGTACAGTCTCCAAGATACTCAATTTTGCCATCACGAATAAAAGAGTGACATATTTGTTTTGGGGCACCCTTCGGTGCGAGGTGAGTTACTGGGTCCGGCTTAAGCCCCATAGTTACGAGCAAGCTTGGAGAAAATGTAGGCTTCTCAGTATCACCGTTAAAGGCCCATACTGGTCTTGGCCCGGCTCCAGACCATATCATATGCTGGCATTCACAGCCGGGGCACTCAAGTACCCAGGTTATCCTACCATTGTCTTCCTCGATATTTTTCACTTTACTCATTTATCACACCTAAGCTGACCATCTATTTTCCTCAGGTCTCTCAAAGTCGTTGTTTGATGTAGCACCAGTTTCTCCCTTGACGTACATACAGAGGTATTGTAAACCATCATGGGGATGGCTAAATTTATTTTTATCTGCCTTAGAGGCATACTTAGTTGATCCAGCTAGCTGAATGCGTCTAAGCTTGTAACCACCGTTAAACCCTTTGCGGAGCATCTTACAGCGAGTATGAAGTCTGAACGCGGGCTTGCCGCCGCGCATCTGCTGTAAGAAGTATCGAACTGCTTCCCAGCGTATAGTTGGGTCATTGGAGTTTGCAGCCTCAGCGGATATCCCAAGGTCGTCAAGTTCTTTAAAGACAGTTTGCTCATCAGTATCAGCCCTCTTGTTTCCTGCAGGGTCTCCAACGAATACCCATTCACACTTGCTGTACCTAGCACGTAGAGCCGGCAAAAGGATGTTTGTGGCAAATTGATTAATACCCATGCCCTCTGCGACGAGCTCTTCTAAGATATGCAGCGTACCGTTCGGCGTCTCTTGACCAATGATTGCAGCAGGTGTCAAACCGAAGTCCATGCCAACTATAATCTCGTGATCCTCAATCAGCTCTATAGAAGTAGAGACGTGAACGTCGTCGTGCCACTGCTCGGCGTAGATTGCTTTACCATCTTCGACTGTTCCATATTGATTTCCCAAGTTAACCGCGATCCACGCTTGATCTTTACCTTGCTGCCCGTTCATATAATATAATTCTCGACCCGGCAAGTTCCGTATGTTTTCAGCGGCGGGGTTACTAACCCATTTACCAGTCCACTCTTGGGTACCATCAGTATCAATCATCTCACGCATCAAACCACCAGGCTGTGTAAAAAACTCCCATCCTTCAGGCTTTGTTTCTTCAGCCATAGTGTACATCCAGTGGTCGTCATCGCATTGATTCGAATCACCGAATATTCCATGCCAGCTGGGCCCGCCGTCCATTGCGCTTGGATATCGACCGTGTCTAAAGTCGGCCATATCAATAATAGATTTATCGAGCTCCTTTATTTCATTTAACCAAAAGCCGGTAACCTGTGTACCACGAAGCTTTTTAATAGCAGCGGGTCTATCTAGAGCTATGAAAATTAATTCTGCTAATACTAACGATTTATCTGGCAGTCTAAATCTTAGTGTATGACTAGGCGGTGATGTTCCACCAGCTTTGTACGTACCAAGTTCACCAAACAAGTCTATCCAGTCTTTTACAGTTGTTGTTAATAGATCTGGAAATGTATTTCTAATTGCTATCCAACGTGATTTTCTATACCCTTGTTGATTTGGTTTTTGTCCGCACATCAAGGTAAACATCTTTTGGCAGCTAGTATAAGTTTTACCTGACCCCAAAGGGCCTATTATAATACTAACGCGGGCTCTAGAGTCTAAATAAGCTTGGAGTACAGGATCTAAAGTATCTGTTATTAATTCAAACCGCACAATTGCCGCCTCGTGCGTACTGAACGTATGCAGAAAACATGTGGGACTCTACCGCGCCAAGTGCGTTATTACAAGTACTACACAGAATACCTCGTATGTTTCCAGTAGAATGATTATGATCTATGACTAAATTTTCAGTACGCCCGCATAATTCACAATGCGCGTCGTGTGTCTTTTTATATTGCTGCGCAGAACTTGTATTATACAGTATCTGGGTATCCGGTTTTTCTAAGTACTCTATCGCGTGTTCAGGATTAAGAAACTCTATTTGTCCGACTGAGGTATTACACTTATTACATAACAGTTTTCTTATTTTTCCAGTTATATGACAATGATCAACTGAGGCTCTTCTAAACAGCTCACCAAAATCGGTTCCACAAATCGCGCAGCACCCCTTTTGTGCATCCATCAGGTCCCGAAAATCCTCTTCAGAAAGGCAGTACCGACTTTTGATACTAGACATACTGGATTTATGTTTACCTTGTGGGGTTAACCGGGCTTTCGCTGTACTCAATCTACTCGCTTCATTAAACTTTTCACACTTTTCCGGGTCCAACCTATCAAGAGCTCGAGCTATTCGGCTAGCTTCATTTTGTTGTGTCCGAACTTCTGGGTCAAGCCTAGTCTTGGTATTATAAGCCTTAGTACAATTGTTGTATTTGGCACGCTTCTCGGGGTCTAGTCTAGCCTTTCTACAGGCTTCTCTTGCTTTTTCTCGATTTACCGGGTTCTGCCGATAAATTCTCTGCGCCTCCATTCGTCGTGCCTTTTTCTCAGCACTCATTTCAGCATAATATAATCTGCTTGCTGTGTTGTTCGCTTGTTTCTCTTCTACTGTTTTCATATCTTCTCCTAAGATATTCTCCGAAAAACTTTGACCAGGGAGTGGAGGAGTCCTTTTCGCGTTGCAGGCGCTAGGTCAAAGCGTATTGGTTATCTATGACCAGAGAGGTCCCTGATCGTGACTGTCGGTAAGCCATTATCGTCAGTGCCTAGCGTCATTGAGGCTAAGTTCGCAAGATTCGACCCAGCAGTCATGTCTTTGAACAGGGCACTCAGTTGCTTAATAGCCTGTGAGCTGCCGAGCCCATTACTCTCAAAGTTATCCAGAATATCACTAGCGGTCTTTACGATTTTGCACTCAAGGGCAAGATACCGCTGGGCCATCAGGACTTCCTTGGCCAGGGAGTAGACCTTCAAGCGTTTCCGGGCACGGTCGATATACTGTTCTGACTCGAGAGACATAATCTCATCGACGTCATCGGTCTCTTCATACGGCTTTTGAGGCGGGTCTGGCCAGAATTGTTTCCAGCCGAGCTCGGTGGCCTCTCGCTGGAGCAGCGTGGCACTAGTCTCCTCGTCCGACGCTATCTGAGCGATCGACTTATTGAGGATTTCGTACTGCAACCGCATGAGCTCTAAATCCAGCATGTATGTTTCCTTGACTGTTTGTGATGAAATTAAGATATACTTCTACTTTTCTGTATTATACCCTAGTTAAGCTGAAAAGTAAACCGACTTATTTAAAATTTATACCAAACCCGTTTGACCAGAGAGATAGGAGGTGGCCCTTTCTGAAAGTGTATAAACGAGCCTTAGACTGACCGAAAATTTTAGGTATACGTTTGTACTCGGACTTGATGAAATGAGAGCAGAAGGGCTGTTATACACTTTCTAGAGAGCTTTCACTATATAATATAGGCGAGTGTTTTCAGGCTCCGAAAGATTGAATATTAAGTAAACTGGTATATGGTGTAGCTAAGATTCAGTGTAGCCCTTTCTAAATGTGTACAGGCGAGTTAAGGGATTCCAGATTTCACGAGAGTAATGACTCAGAGAAGCTGTACACAAAGTGTATTGAGAGGTCTAAGGGATTCTAATTTTTTCCGGAGCTATAGGAAAGAGGAAGTGCTGTACAGTATTTGGACAGGGTACACCCGCCTAGTCTGCAAATTGCCTGATTTTTATGGTCCTGCAGACAGGAGCGCAGCGACTGCAAGTCATTGATCCGACAGGATCTCATGTTATTAAGTGAACAGCGTGAACGATTTATTAATGGGAGCAGCGCGACCACTAGAATGAAGAGCGTAGCGATGAATATATGTTATAGAGTGAACGAAGTGAACGGATATTAAATGGGAGCGTAGCGACCACAATTATAGCGCCGCAGGCAAATTTTTAATTTTGTTATAAGGTGTAATATAGTTGTGTATATTGTGAAATATGATATAATTAAATTGTAGGAAGGATGTAGTTAAGGAGTTAAAAATCAAAGAGAGGGTGACATCATGAAGAAAGAAAACGAGAGTGCAAAATCGGAAATGGAACTGCTGCTTGAAGAGATTGCGGCTTTGAAGGCGGAGCGCGAAGAGCTGGTCAAGAAAGTCGGCGAGAAAGGTGAAGGTCGGAAAGAGCAAGTCGTCAATCTGATAAGGACAAATGGTCGGATTAGCATCAAAGATATTGGCGAAGCGATCGGCATTAGTGAGCGCAATGTGTCGAGTCAGTTGTCATATCTTCGTAAGGATGGTTTGAAGTTTGGAAAGGATTCAAAGGGCCGGATTTATGAGGAAAAAGAGGAATGATTCTTAGATAGGAATGAGCCGCAGATAAGAATGATTATCTGCGGCTTGTTCTTTTGCTGGGTATTTAATCATTTGGTGAAATACGCTGATGATAGTGATTATTAATATTGCAAAGGTATTTAGTTATTTAACTACATTGCTATTTAATTAAATAACTATACTGGATGATAGTGTTCTTGGAGGGCTCGGCTTAATCATGACACCCAGTATGATCACACTGGATGATAGTGCTAATGAAGAGCCCAGCATTATATTATCCCAACCTAGCAACGTGGTGATGATAGTCCCCGCAAGTCTTGTCTAAGAGCTTAGCTGTGTCGATTACCGCGGTGACACACTAACTTCGCGAACACACCAAAGTTCCAGTATCAACGTGATAGTGCTGCTGGAGAGCTCAGCTCCATTATCCAGTAGAGTCATACTGGGTCCGATGAATAAAGCACAGCACCTAGCATTATTACACCAGATGCTGTAGAGCTTTACTTTATAATCATGCTACATCATGCTACATCATGTTACATGATGTTACATGATGTAACATTACATTACATTTCGACAATTTTAACATCTATCCAAGTGTCATAGTTGGTATTGTTTCGTAGTATAATGATGTACTCTTTAAAGTCGTTATGCACGTGAATTACAAATAACTCAATATCGCTTTGTTCTAGTGGTACTGCATCAGTATAATTAATATCTGGAAATTGTCCACGTAGTTTATCTACTTCTGCTAATAACCAGGTAGGTATATTCATAGTGTTTCTCCAGTACTAAGTTTTAATTAAGCAGAAGAAGTTTCTGCTTTTTATATAATATATTATAATATATTTTAACGCAAAAGTAAATTCTTTTTTATCCAGGAATTAAATTAATATTACTGGAGTTGAGGATCCTGCGCAGGAGCACATCATCCCCGCAAATCTTGCCTCTCGGCATCACTGACTCAAGGACCTCGCAAATCTTGCCTCTCGACATCGCTTACTAAGATACTTGCAGACTCGGTAATCCAATTGTGTCAGCTAAGCAGCAAATCTTGCGGGGCCCAACGAAAACCCAGAATGTATCTTAAAATCGAGCTACACCGTTCCGTCATTTGAAGAGCTTGGTCGAATCAATTTGATATTCGCTTAGTCTAAGTATCTGATTTTACTAGTATAAGAGTTTATCGGTTGAATAGTTGAATAAAAATGCTTATCCAGAGAGTATTTACGATATGTTATGTTCGTAGGATATTCAGGGCCTATTCGAGCATACTATTCATCTTTTATAAGTATATAATATTATTACGTATATTTTAAAATATGTTGAATAGCAGATAAAATACAACATAAAACATATTTTTTTTCTAAAAAAAGTATAAACTAAGTGGAAAAAAAGCAGCTTATTCGACGCGTCCAAATTTATCTAATTATTTCATATACTTAGGCCCTACAAATCAGCCCGTGAATATAAAGCGAACTCGCTTTTTCCATTTTTTCTTAATTATATTATATACTTAGGCCTAGAGCGATTTGTTTTGGCCCAATATACCTAATTCGTGCATACTCTCAGTCTCAACTTACTCTCACGTTCCGCCTACCTTAGCCTTGTATTATGCTTATCCACACTCCGCTTCTCTTATTAATTTATTCTATATAGGTATACTTTTTCGATTCATCTTAATTATTATCGTTTACAAAAGAGACTCTCCATGCTATAATATCGATTGAAAGTGAGTGATCCTCACTGTGAGTGAATACCCTGCGCTGTAGGAGGCGGTCTTGATTTGGCGGCTTAAAGTACTATCATGAACCAAGTCGTCAAATCAAGACATTTATTCAGCCTACACTCTCCTGGTTAAGCTCATTTAATCAATCAGCTTCATGTTACACCGAACAAACAAACTCCTACATCATTAAACATCAACAGAAAGGACGCGCATGGCACACCTCACAGTAGATCCTAGCACTATTCCGCTTTCTTTACAATCTGCACCCTTCTGGCTATTGTGGTCTCCTCAACCACATCCGAAGATACCTAATAAAACTTTAAAGAAACCTATCCTGGGTAAGGACTGGCCGACTAAACTCTTGCCCTTTGAAGATGTACGATTCCGAGTCGGTAAGACTCTCGGCCTAGGTTTTGCATACACCGAAGATCATCCATTTGTCTGTATTGACGTCGACGAATTTACTCCTGAAAATCTCTCCCTGGTCAAGTCCCTTGATTCATACACTGAGGTTTCACCGAGCGGCATGGGTTGTCATGTAGTTGTCGAAGTGACTGACAAAGCGACTATCATCGCTGAATATGGCAAGGGTAAGCGTAACACTACCAATAAACGTGATCTCTTTATATCGACTGGCTTTGTTACAGTGACCAACAATATCGCGGATGACAATCCTCTGCCGGTCCGAGTCATTGAGTCTACAACCTTACTCAGCATACTTGAAGGCTTATTTACTACACAACGTCACGTTGACCAAACAGAGCAGCAAGACTCTGAAGCCTCTCCACCTACCAAGTCTTCTAAGTCGACTGAGCCTCTCGCTATTCCTTATGTTAAGAGTCTGCTTAACCGGCTTCCAGTACAATGTTTAACTGACGATATCTTTGACCGCGTCTCAAAAGGTGAGTCCGCGGTTCTTGATCTCAACTGCACAGATGAAGCACGCACACCTTGGTTAATCATTGGTCAAGCACTTCATCATGAGTACTCCGGGTCCCTTAAAGGCTTCTCTCTCTGGGTAGAATGGTCTCGATCAGGGAATAAGTACGATCCTGACTCAGCAGATGCTGTGTGGCACTCATTCAATGATAAGAATACTGACAACCCTATAACCATCGCGACTATCATCAAGCTCGCTGATGCTCAATTCCCGTCTTATCCTGACGTTGATAAGAAAGGTCGGTTAAAGGGTACTATTGATAATTTTCACACTTATCTTAGGTTTACGGGTATCAAACCTGTCGTCAATGAGTTACTTATGCAGATGGATGTAATCATACCTCCATCTAAGCAAGCAGACTGGGGTATGCCAACTTCTAACGCATCTCTTGATCAAATCACGAGTCTCATTGGCTCAGACTTCTTAAAGATGAATACCATCTCTGGTAGCTTTACTGACCGACGCATATTTAATTATCTTGGTGCTGTTGGTAACACAAATTTCATAAATCCTATCAAGGATTACTTTAATAATCTTACCTGGGATGGGCAAGACCGCATAACGGCTCTCATGAATACTATCGAGGTTATGCCATCTCATACTCGCTTTTTGTCATCATATAAAGTCTTTTTACAAAAATGGCTGATTCAAGTCGTAGCTGGTGCGTGCCACGATCCTAAGGACCAGTCAGTCATGCTTAACCAAGTCCTTATCTTTACAGGCTCGCAAGGCATAGGCAAGACTAAGTGGGTACAGTCTCTCTTTCCTAAGGCCCTCATTCACTACTGTGACGCGAGTAAGGACCTCAAGCTCGGCAAGTTTAAAACTGAGAGCACTAAGCTGACCATGGAGCTCAGCAACTCTCTAATCTGTAATATCAATGAGATAGACACTCTGTTCACCCATAACACATTCTCCGAGTTCAAGGAATTCCTTGACGCAACGACTGAAAAGAAGGTTCTACCTTACGGGCGGCATCAAGTGGAGATGACCAGACGTACCTCTTTCATTGGGTCTACAAACCTACAATCTTTTCTCTCTGACTCTCAAAATAGACGCGTGCTACTTATACACACAGCCTCGCTAAACTTCAAGCATAACATTGATCTTGACCAGTTATGGGCTCAGGTCCATCATCTCTATGTCACGGGTGAGCCGTGGTGGTTCTCTCAACTAACTGAAGAGACACGTTATCCTCAAGCCGTCCAAGACCGTGACTACATCAACGCGCGAGCAAGACTCATGGCCGATGAAGCGGTAGCCGATGACTTAGATGATTTCTTTGACACCACTGCGCCTATTGACCAATGGACTAAGCTTACATTACGTGATGTACGCGCGCTTATTGGGCTGGGTGGTGAGACACGTAAATCAGGTGGCAACTCACTATCACAGCGTCTGTTCAAGCAGACATTCCTAGCGTGGCTCGGACAACTGCCGCATACTCCTCCGCCTGAGAAGGGCGCACATGCTAGAT